TGTACATGCTGATCCTGTTGATGGAGATGTTAGAGTAACAGTTGTAGGAAAAAATACAGCTGGTTATACATTAGCATTTGCAAAAGATAAAGAAACAGTAGTAGATGCTGAATTTGAGGCAGTACCAAGTGATGATGAAGGAACTTTGATTATATACCAAGAAACAATAGACGAAGTTGCTTAAAATAACAATGATATAAATACTGGGGGAAATTATACTCCAGTATTATTTTTTTATTAAATAGAAGGAGGAATACCAATTATGTATGATATGACTAAGCTAAAAACAAGATATTTTGATATTAAATTAAAAAATGGAAAAATTTTAAATTTGGAACCACCAAAATTAAAAGTTTTAAGAAAAATTGCATCACTAAGTGAAGTGAAAACAAGTGGAGAATTAACTGAAAATGATATAAAAAATTTAACAGAAGCAGTATCATTATCCTTAAGTAAAAACAGGCAAAATTATAAAATAACACCTGAAAATGTTGAAGAAAATTACGATATAGATGAGATGGTAGATTTTATGGAAAATTATTTTGACTGGGTAAATAGTATTCAAAATTCAAAAAACTAAAATGTCCATATTATCCATCAAATGATGAAGATAGTATGGACACGGGTTATATTGTAGAAACCATAGGGGAAAAAAGAGTTGCTGAATATTTAGGAATTACATTGTTAGAAGTAGGCGAATTAAATTTTGTCGATTATCTATTTTTTAAGCGTGAAGCGGTAATTTATAATTGTTCGCAAACAGAAGAAGGTAGAGAATATTTAAGAAATGCAAAAAGATTAGAAGAAACATCTCCAGATAGAAAAAAATTAAGAGAAAAATATGGGAAAACAAGCTAATTGCTTGTTTTATTTTTTTTCGTGAAAAAAGGAGGTGGATATAATGGCAAGTAAAATACAAGGAATAACAGTCGAAATTGGAGGAGATACCACTAAATTAGGAAATGCTCTAGAAAGTGTAAATAAAAAATCAAAAGCATTGCAGAGCGAGTTAAAAGGTGTAAATACTTTGTTAAAAATGAATCCGTCCAATATCACATTATTAAAACAAAAACAAGATTTATTAAATCAAAGTATTGCTGAATGTAGAGAAAAGTTAAATACATTAAAGGGAACACAGGCACAAGTACAAGCACAGTTTGATAAAGGCGAAATAACAGCAGAGCAATATAGAGATTTTCAAAGAGAAATTGTAGCAACAGAAAACAAATTGCAAAAATTAGAAAAAGAAGCAAAAAACTTTGGTAGTGTTGGAGCTCAACAAATAGCAGCTGTGGGAACAAAAATGCAGGATTTAGGAAATAAAGTAACTGCTGTAGGACAAAAATTTAAAGTTATTAGTGTTGGGGCAAGTGCTGCTTTAGTTGGAATTACTGCAAGTGCAATAAATTTTGAAACAGCCTTTACTGGGGTTACTAAAACAGTAGATGGAACTGATGAACAATTAGACAATATAAGGCAGGGAATACTTGATTTGTCAGAAGCAACAGCAAGTAGTGCTACTGACATAGCACGGAGTTGCGGAAGCTGCAGGACAATTAGGAGTAAAAACTGAAAACATAATGGCATTTACTGAAACAATGGTAAGATTAGGAGATTCGACTAATATTGCTGCAGGAGATGCTGCAACAGCTATAGCTCAATTATACAATGTAATGGGATCAGATATAAATACTGTAGGACAATTTGGAGCTGCATTAGTTGCATTAGGTAATAATGCTGCCACATCTGAAAATGATATTATGAATATGGCAAGTAGAATTGCATCATCTGGAAAGCAGGTTGGACTAACGGAACAACAGGTGTTAGCTCTTGCAACATCATTAGCAAGTGTTGGATTGGAAGCAGAAGGTGGAGGCTCTGCAATATCTGCAGTTATAACAGAAATTGATAAATCTGTTGCATTAAATTCTGATTCACTAAAAACATGGGCAAATGTTGCCGGTATGTCTGTAAAAGAATTTAAACAATTATGGCAAAATGATGCCATGACAGCAATTCAAGCTGTAACAAAAGGTATGGGAGATGCTAAGGCTGGAGGACAAAACTTAAATGTAATTTTAGATAATTTAGGTGTTACATCATTAAGACAAACAGATACTATGAAAAGACTATCTGGTGCGTCTGAATTAATGAGTAATATGGTTCAAATAAGTAATGAAGCATGGAGTGAAAATACAGCTTTAACAAATGAGTCTGAAAAAAGATATCAAACAACTGCTGCCAGAATGCAACAATTAAAGAATACAGTTCAAGAGTTGTGTGTAAAATTAGGAGATATACTATTGCCAATAATTCAAAATGTTTGTAATAGTTTATCTAATTTTGCAAATTGGCTAACGGGATTGAATCCAATAGCACAAAAAGTTGTATTAGTGGTTCTTGCTATTGTTGCAGCAATAGGTCCTCTGATAATTTTTATAGGAAAATTAATTAGTTCTATTGGTACTATTATGACCATTGTTCCTAAGATTGTTAGTGCATTTAAAGCTGTAAAAACTGCAATGGCTGCACTAAATGCTGTTATGTTAGCAAACCCAATAAGTTTGGTAATAGTAGCAATAGTGGCATTAGTTGCAATATTTGCTGTTTTATGGAATAAATGCGAATGGTTTAGAAATTTTTGGATTGGGCTATGGGAAAAAATAAAAAATGCTGTTTCACAAGCGTTTGATAATATAAAGAAATTTTTAGATAATATGAAATCTGCAATTGATAGTGTAAAAAGTAATATTAGTGCATTTTTTGAAAATATAAAAAATTTCATAGGTCAAGTAGTAAACAATATTAAAATTTTTGTAGACAATGTAAAAAATTTTATTAGTCAAGTAATAAATAGTATTAATAATTTTATAAATAATGTAAAGAATTTCATAAATCAAGTAGTAAATAATATTAAGAGCTTTATAGAAAGTGTAAAAACAGTATTATTAAGTATAGTTACATTTATTGATACAAATATAATACAGCCAATAAAAAATGCAATACAAGCATTTTTGAACACATTATTATCAATAGCATCATGGATTAACACAAATGTAATACAGCCTATATTGAATATTGTTGTACCTATTGTAACTAAAATAGGAGAGATAATAGCAAAAATATGGGAAATCATAACTGTATTATTTGGAGTTTTATGTTCATGGATTGATGCAAATGTAATACAACCAATTATTGGGATGATTCAAAGTTTCGTGAATTCGGTAATACAATTTTTCCAATATTTATGGAATACCATAGTTTTGATTTTCTCTATAGTAACAACATGGATCAATGACAATATAATTCAACCTACTATAAATGCAATTACAGATTTTATAAATTCAACCATACAATTTTTTCAAGATTTATGGAATACTATAGTTTCAATTTTTTCTATAGTAACAACATGGATCAATGATAATATAATTCAACCTACTATAAATGCAATTACTAATTTTATAAATTCAACAATACAATTCTTTCGAGATTTATGGAATACTATAGTTTTGATTTTCTCTATAGTAACAACATGGGTAAATGCAAACATAATTCAACCAGTTATAAATGCAATTACTAATTTTATAAATTCAACGATACAATTTTTCCAAAATCTATGGAATGGAATTGTAAGAATTTTTTCCGTTGTAGGTAATTTCTTTACAAATGTATTTACAAATGCATGGAATGGAATAAAAAAAGCATTTAGTAATGTTACATCATTCTTTCAAGGTATATGGAATGCAATAAAAAATATGTTTACAAGTATAGGGACTACAATAGGAAATGGTATTGGAAATGCTTTCAAGTCTGTTGTAAATTCAATAATTTCATTTGCTCAAAATACAATAAATAAATTTATTAGATCTATTAACTGGGCTATTGACACAATAAATAATATACCGGGTGTAAATATTTCAAAAATAAGTGAATTAAATATACCAAAATTAAAGGTTGGTATGGCTAATGTACCTTATGATGACTATTTAGCTTTGCTACATAAAGGCGAAAGAGTATTAACAGCAAAAGAAAATAGAGAATATAGTAAAAATCAAACTGACGATTCAACAGTAGTAAATAATAATAATGCTACAACATTGAAAATAGAAAAATTTTATAATAATAGAGAGCAAGATATACAAGGAATAGCAGAAGAACTTGAATTTTACAGAAAAAAATTTGCTATGGCAAAAGGAGGGTAAAATATGAATTATTTTATATTCAATGGAGAAAATTCCAAAGATAAAGGAATAATAATAACAAAAATGCCTCAAATTTCGAAAGCAGCAAAAAGAATTGAAAAAATAACGATACCTGGAAGAAATGGGGTATTGCATCAAGATGAGGGAACATATGAAACAATAGTTATTCAAATACAATGTGCAATAATTGAAAAGTGTAATATACATGAAATAAAAAAATGGTTAAATGGGGAAGGAGATTTAATTTTATCTAATTCTCCAGATATTTTCTATAAAGCAAATATTATTAATCAAGTGGATTATACAAGTATTGTTAATTTAATACATGAATTTCCATTGGAATTAGAATTACAGCCATTTGCATATAGTATTGAAAAATATAAAAAAATATACACAAAAGGTCAAACTCATATATTTAATATTCCAGATGCTACTATTGATATGCTTCCGTATATTAAAATAGAATCAAATGAAAAAATTAATTTGACAATTAACAATGAAACGATGATATTAAATATAGACGGGTATATTGAATTAGATTGTGAATTATTAGTTGCACATAAAAATTATGAAAGTGCAGATGAAAAAGTAAAAGGAAACTTTTTTAAGTTGATTCCCGGATTAAATAAAATAGATATTTTGGGAAATTATACAAGATTAGAAATAGTCTACAGAAAGGCATATTTATAAAAAGAATAATAAAAAAACGAGCTCTTAAAATCAATTTTAAGGCTTGTTTTTTTATTAGGTAATATAAATACATTCCTTTAAAAATACTGAAAAAGAGGTGTTATTAATGATAACATTACATAAAGCAAAATCAACTGATTTTTTAGAAAATAATGGTATAGGTATTTTAAAAGATTGTACATCAGCAGAAGTAATTGAAGAAATAAATGGAGAATTTAGTATTACAATAGAATATCCAGAAAAAGGGTACTTATATAACGAAATAGAAGAAGATAAAATAATAGTAAGTGATGTTGGCTATGGAGAACCACAGGCTTTTAGAATAAAAAATATAGAAGAAACTTTAACGAATAAGAAAATATATGCAACTCATATTTTTTATGATTTATCTGATAATCAATTAGAAGATGTTTATCCGCAAAATTTGAATGGAAATACAGCAATTAATTGGATTTTAAGTAAAACTCAATATGAACATAAATTTACAGGATTTAGTGATATTGAAACAGCAAAATCTGCAAGGTATGTTAGAAAAAATGGTGTTCAAGCGTTAATAGGAAACGAAGAAAACAGTTTTGTAAACAGATGGGGTGGCGAAATTGTAAGGGACAATTACAAAATTTCAATATTAAGAAAAAGACAAAGTACAAGCAGTATAAAAACAATTAGATATAAGAAAAATTTAAAAGGAATTACATTTAATATAGATTTTACTACTGTAGGGACAAGATTAATGCCTATGGGATATGATGCTTTATTGTTGCCCGAAAAATATATAGATAGTCCACTAATTAATAATTATTCGCATCCGATTATAAAAAAATTAGAATATGCAGATGTTAAAGTAAAGAACACAGAGAATGAAGAGGGATTTGAAACAATAGAAGATGCACAAGAAGAACTAAGAAGGCTAACCAAACAAGATATAGAAGCAGGAATTGATAAACCATCTTTATCCACAACAATAGATTTTGTTAAATTATCTGATACAGAAGAATATAAGAATTATAAAAATTTAGAAGAGTTATACATAGGGGATTCAATAAATGTTTATGTACAAAAAATAAATATAGATATTGAACAAAGAATTGTAAAAACTACTTATAATCCTTTGACGAAAAAATTTACAAAATATGAACTTGGAAATGTAAAAACTAATTATGCAACACAAAGTGTAAAAAATGAAAGTAAATTACAGGAAATTACATTGCCAAATTTATTGCAAATAGCAAAAGAAAATGCAACATCACAAATTACAAGTGCATTAGGTGGTTATGTATATAAAACACAAGGCGAACTATTTATAATGGATACGGACAATCCTAATACTGCACAAAAAGTATGGCGTTGGAATTTAAATGGTTTGGGGTATTCTAAAACTGGAATTAATGGTACTTATGAATTGGCAATGACACAAGATGGAAACATAGTTGCAGATTTTATAAGAACTGGTACAATGTCTGTTTCAAGAATTGAGGGCTTAACTAATTTATTAGACGGATATAGTTCACAAATTGGTATAAATAAAGATAGTATAGATGCTCTTGTTTCAAAACAGAAAGATTTAGAAAATGGAATATCCGAACTATCAACAAAAGTTAGTTTAAATGAAAAAAGTGTTGCTGCAGAATTTAGACAAGTTGGTGGAAGTAATTTATTTTTAAATAGTATAGGAGATTTTGGAGCTGATAACTGGGAAGGTAGTGTAAAAACAGCTAACAATACAGATATATCAAGACATTCTAATTCTCCAAGTGGTAATTGTTTTATTTTACAAAATGGAATAGGAAAACAAAATGTATTTGTAAAAAATGGGACATTTACAATTTCTTTTACATATAAAAAATTAATTGAATTAGCTACTTGTAAAGTAATAATAAATGAAAAAGAATATGAATTAACAGAAACTAATTATAAAGAATTTGAAATTTCTATAGAAGTTGTTGATAATAATGTATCTTTTGAAATGATAAGTGATACGAATAATGCATGCTATATTATAGACTTATTACTTAATAATGGTGGACAAAAACAAGTTTGGACACCTAATGCTAATGAAATTATATCAGGAGCTGTAAAAGCTAATTCAAGTGGATTAGAAATCACATCAAATACTAAAAACACAAAATTAAAAGCTGGAGCAGCTGGAGTAGAAATAGAAAATGTTATAACAGGAGAAACTGTAGCAGAATTTACAGACACAGGAACAGAAACAGAAGATTTAAAAGTTAAAGGTAAAGCACAAATTGCTGGATTATTAGTTCAACAAGTTGGAAATCAAACATGGCTAAGTAGCTTATTGTAAAGGAGGAATTTAACAATGGCTTTAAGTGGTACAATTGCAACTAATCATTTTAGTAATAGTACAGTAGATGAAACATGGATGGATTTTAATTGGAGTGCATCACAGAATAAAAATGATAATTATTCTAGTGTTTCGTGGGAGGTTAGAGCAAAAAGAACTAACTCACATTGGGTTAAATTTTATAATGTGTATCTTAATATAAATGGAGATGTTAGAAATTTATCCGGTCAATATTATAATGATACTGTAATAGCATCTGGAAGTTTTACTGTATGGCATAATTCTACTGGAGATGGAAGCTTCTCAATGTCAATGTCTGCAAATGTATATTATTCAAATGGAGGAAATATTTCTGGTAGTGGCACATGTTGGTTGGATAAAATTCCAAGATATTTAAATAGTATCAATATTTACAATAATGGAAGTTCGTTAAATTCTATTTCTGTAAAATGGACATGTGATCCTAATAGAGATTGGACACAATATTCATTAAATGGTGGAGGCTGGACTGATGCAGGAGATTCTGTTTCAAGTGATAATAGAAGCGGTACATTTACGATAGGAGGATTACAGCCTAATACTACTTATAGTGTAAAAGTTAGATTGAGAAGAGCTGATAGTAAGTTATGGTCAGAAAGTGGAACAATAACTATTGCAACTAAAAATAAAGCAACAATAATAAGCCAGAATGATAACTTTAGTGTAAATAGTGATAATGCGTTAATAGTAAAATGCGTTAATCCTTCTGGAAATCAAATTGCATATTTTTTAGATTGTCCATCGGGAACAAGAAGATTAACATCAGCCAAAACTACAAACACAAGTTATACTTGGAGTGCAGCACAAATATTATCCATGTTGCAATATATAAAAACAAGTAATTCAAGTTCAATAAAAATAGGTATTATTACTTATGGAAATGCTGAATATTACTCAGAAAAAGTAGGAACTTTGAATGTTGTAAATTCTAATCCTATTTTTTCTAATTTTACATATCAAGATACTAATAATGTAACAACAGCATTAACAGGAAATAATCAAATAATTATAAAAGGATATTCAAATGTAAAAGGAATTATAAGTACAGCTAATAAAGCAATTGCACAGAATAGTGCTACTATGTCTAAGTATAGATTTATAATTGGAGATATACAAAAAGAGGCAAATTATTCTTCGGATTCAGAAGTAGGTATAACGATATCAAAAGCTAATAACAATGTCTTTAATATGTATGCAATAGATTCTAGAGGAAACAGTACATTAAAAACTATTTCTCCACGCACATATAAGGCATATAGCAATATAAATATAAAATCTGCTGTTGCACAAAGACAAAATAATGGAATAGGATCTAGCGTTGTTTTAACATTTGCTGGAGACATTTGGAACAATAGTTTTGGTAGTGTACAGAATGAAATAACAAGTTGTATATACAAATATAAAAAGACTAATTCAAATACATGGTTAACTGGGAAAACTAATATAATGCCAGAAGTTAAAGGACAAAGTTATAGCAAAAGTGTATTAATAAAAGGGGATAAAGGTGCAGAAGGTTTTGAAGTAAATTCATCATATAATGTACAAATTATAATAAAAGACAAATTATCAACATATACATACGAACTTCTAATTGGAACTGGAACACCTGGTATAGCAATTACTGCAAAAGGAATTGCTTTTTTTAATATGTATGATGAACAACTAGGTGGAGCAATACAAATTACAGGAGATTTATATGTAAATGGTAAAAAAATTAATAGTTAGGAGGAAGCAAAATGTCTCAAATAATCAGAGAATTTTTATTTAATGTAAATTTTCAAGATGATAAGTTTGAAAGAGCAGATAGAAAAACAGAAGTTATTACAATAGTAGAAAATGATAATAAGTCTACTAAATTCAAATTTAATTTTGAAGAAGAAATACAAGATGGCACCAATATATTGGTAAAAATAAAACATAATACAGGATTTGTAAAAGACTATGTATTATGTATTGAAAATAAAAAAACAGAATTAACTTTAACAAATAGTATTGCAATAGCTGGAACTTTAAAAATGACTATATCATTAGTGGGAGAAGATAACGAAATATTAACTCCTACACAATTTCAAAATAAAATATTAGTAAAAGAAGCAATAACAGGAGAAACACCAATACCAGAAGATGATTCAAAATTATTAGAAGGACTAATATCACAAGTAAATGTATTAAAGAAGGAAACAAAAGAAACAACCGAACAAGCAAAAGAAGCAACAGCAAAAGTTAATGAAGTTATTGAAGATGCAAAAAAAGCAAAAAGTGAAATAGATGAGTCAAATAATATTATTATTGAAATGCAGAAAAAATCCAAAGAAATTGTGGTTGAATATAATAATTTAGTCGAACAAGTCAAAACAGTATTATCCAATATTACAAATAGAGGACATATATATGGTATAAAAAGAAGAATAATAGATTTAAATGGCAACAAAAATACATCAACAACATGGATTAAAATATATGATAATGAAGGTTTGATAGCAAATGCTCAAAAAGGAACAGATAGTAATGTAAGAAATGATTATGATAATTTATACCCATGGAATAAAATTATTACTTTAAATTATGATACCATAAATAAAAAAGTTAATGCATATTATGGAGATGACAATTTTGCTTTTGATGGTAGCAATGGAGATGTATTTACAAGATATCCTAAAATGTGGATAAAAAGACTATTTCCAATACAGGAAGAAGATGGATATTATGAATATAGAATGATTGCAGATTTTGAAATTCAAGATTTTATTGAAGTTAAATCTTGGATGGAAGGAAGATATGAGATGTATGTAGATGCAGATAATATCGGACATTCTATAAGTGGTGTATATCCAAAGTATAATGCCAATATAAAACAATTTGAACAGTATGCTAAAAATCTTGGAAATACATACTGTTTGGAAGATTGGCACAGATTTGTTATGGATACTCTTTATTTGGTAGAATATGCAAATAATGACTCACAGACAATGCTAGGAAGAGGAGTAACAGAGTGGTCAGATAAAAAGGCTTTAGTGGCTGAAAATAATGTGAATAGAATTATTGTAGATAATGCAAATGTTTTTCCTGTTGGTAGAAGCATATGTGTAGGAACGTCTGCTGCATGGAATTCTGGAGTAGCAAAAGATAGAACAGTAACATCTATAGAAACATATTCAAATAATGGTGTAAATGGCTATGCGGTCTATTTTGATGGAGATGCAGTAAATATTGCATTAGAAAATCATATTTGGGGGTCAGCTCAAAAAACAGGAGATTGCGATTTACTAGGTATGAAATCAGGGTGTCTAATTAATGATGGTAGACATTCCGTAATTTATCGAGGAAAAGAGCAACCATTAGGAAATATGTTTAAGTTTTTAAGTGGTATTAATATTAAAGACTATCAAATATATATATGCTATGATCCAACACAATACGCTCCAGATACATTTAATGAATATTACCATAAGTTAGGATATGCTAATCCGAACAACCAAGAAGGATTTATAAAAGCAATGGGATATGATAAAGATAATTCACTAATTGCTTTACCAACAGAATTGGGAGCTAGTTCGTCAACGGGATACGCAGATTATTGCTATAGTAAGAATGCGGGGAATAGGGTTGCCCTTGTTGGTGGCCTCTTCAACTATGGTGCGTTTGCCGGCTTCTTCTACTGGAATTTCAGCAATGGCTCTTCGTACAGCAATTGGAACATCGGGGCT